CTTATCGCACAAATTGCGAGAAACAGCGTCGCGCTGACATTCGGAATGTTGGCACTTCATAAAAGCCTCCTTGTGACAGTCAATCCAATATAGGCATAACTGCCACAGGTCAACTCTCCGCCGCCTCCCCCTCAAACTTATGCGCCAACGCCTGCACAGTCTCATCCAGCAATTGCCGCGATGTCAGCCCGCCAACGCCATTCCGCAGGCGGCTTTGCCCAATCAGCCAAGTGACAGACAAGCCGTCATCGCTGCCTTCCATTTGCCACGGCACAAGGTCAGGATGAAAAACGTGGTCATTACATCCGTCATACTGAGCATCGGGCGGAATCGCCATGTCCCACCGGGCGCAGTGCCAGGTGCTGTCATCTTTCGGCGTGGCATGGGCGCATGTGCGGCAATTCACTTCTTTGGTCGGCTGTGATTTATGGCACATCGCCTTTGCGGGACACCAGCCGCATTGATACCATGTCGGATCGGTGGAAATAGGGGGGGGTATCCTGTCGGCCAATGCGATGGCCCGTCCTTTGGCAATGGCAGCATCGGCAACATCTTTATCAAAGCGCACCCGTTCACAGTGCAGCCGATCATCGTCTTTGCAGACCGCCACATAAAGCGCCCGCGTCAAGCCAAGCCCGGCCATATAAACTTGCATCTGCACATAGTGCTGCCACTTGGACAGGCGAACGCCTTTGGCCGCCAAATCGTCAAAGGACTTTTTGCCATGCGTCTTAAATTCTAGCAGATGCTCCGTCTTTGGCGCTTCGGGAATGCCAATGCCAATCCCGTCAATGCTGCCGCTAACATGCGCGCCAAAATCGACGCGGTTTTGCTGGCCGCGAACCGTGATGCCAATGGCTTCCAGATCGGCAATAATCGTCGCTTCCTCGCTATGGCCACGGCGGAACAGGCGCAGAATGCGGCCTTCAAACTGTTCGACAACAGCCCAGCGAAACGATAGCCACAACCACCGATCACAATGATGGCCAAGCAGGCTTGCGCCAAGGTGCTGGCGTGGCCGTTCCCGCTTGGCAGCGTGGTGAGCATCTATCAGGCTTGCAACGGCACTTTGATCGGCTATAATGGTTTCCGGCAGCTTTGCCATTTTTGTCTCCTCCCATGAACAACTTGGGGCTGGCTCATCACCAGCCCCATTTTTTGTTGTTACTTTGCCCAGGGCGGTTTTGCGCTAGAAACAGCCGGTGCAGCGGTAGCCTTGGCAGCAACCGGCGCAGGAAGCCCACCGCCAGCAAGAGCGCGATAACCGCCAACATCGTTGCGGGCTTGCGTGTAGCCGCGCGCCACATCATCCGGTGATGGATGCTTGATCTTCACCTTGACCTGCAACTGGCCGCCGACAAGCTGGTCGCTATCTTCAAGGCGTGGCAGGCCAATGGCGCGCATAATCTCGCCAAGCTGTTGCCGGCCAATTTCTTCGGCCTTGGCAGACTGGTTGCGGATGTTGATCGCCGCAAAGATCACCCGGCCTTGATGCGTCGGCCCGGTGATGTCGAGACGCAAATCAATTTTCGTGCCGGTGCCGGATTTGGTCTGTCCAACTTCTGCCTTGGCGATCATGGCCGAATAAAGCCCTTCGGGCAGCAGTTCATATTCGCCAGTGCTGCCGGTGGGCAGATCGTCGGCGTTAAAGCTTTCTCCGAGGTGAGCCATTGTATCAATCCTTCCGTGTGATGGTGAAGCTAGGGCGGCCAGGCGTTGACGTGATAGCGTCAAGCAATGGCTGGGTGATAGTTGCAGCGGCAGCTTTCCATGCCGTTGCATTGATTTCCGGCTTCCACCGGAAAAGGCTGGGCAGATGATCGGCTAGGCCATGCTCTGCCGCCAGTGATTGCAGCTTGTCAGAATCAATCTTGCGATTGATGCGGCCAACAACCTTCACCGCATAGCCGTCACGGTCAAAGTTGCTGGTGCCGTCAAGATTAGCCGGCAAAGCCAACTCAAACGCCATTGCGTCCTCTAGATCGCGGCGTGTTTTAATGGCGGCTTCCTCAACTGCCTTGGCGTTTAGCCATTGCTGATAGATTGGCACGGTCACTGCATAGCCTCCATTGCAAGGACGTAAGCGGTCACGGTGAACAGCAAGCAGGCAAATATGCTGCCCCATGCTGCATTGACGTGCCGATCACGAATGTTGCCATTGATAACCGGCAAAGCGCCGATGGCGAATATCGCTTGTGCGATGGCGAGGGCAATTAGCATGACACACTCCCAATCTTTGCAATGATCGCGCCCAAGTCTGGCGCTTCCCATGCGTCAAGCTTACCGCTGCGGTCTTTTGCGCTCCACACGCCATCTGATTGGCACATAAGGCCGCGATAGGCGTTGCCGTCGCTGTCACGCTCCACACGCAAAGCAAAGCATTCATCTACATAGTAAGGCAAACCTTGCGTTAGGCTTTTGCCCGGCATTGCCGGATTAAAAAGCAGCCTGCCCATCTCATCCTGTGACTTTTCAAGCTTGGCAGACATATAAACATGCTTGCCCGGCAGATCGCGGAAGGCGCGAATCATTTCCTGCATAGTGGTGTTTAATTCACCATAAGCGGCCCGCCCGTCTTTGTTACGTTTAAGTTCGTGCGCCAAAACAACCTCCGCAACCTCGCTAATGCTATCAAGCGCCACCGACTGAAACTGTGCAGCCTCCGCGCTATCTTTGCACCATGCGTAAGCATCCCGCAGTTGTTCCATGTTTGTCACTTCAATGTAGGGAATGTTAAAATCGGCAATGCTTAACAAACCCGCTTCGGCACTGATTGCAATGACGTTTGGCAGCGTCGGAATAAGGCAAGTTTTACCCGATCCAGCTTGACCGTAAACGATCAGTTTAACGCCATTGGCAGCACTAATGCCGCCTGTGCGTTTTAGGTTGATAGCCATGTCACTTTCTCCAACATCACCGTCGGACAATTCCGGTTGCGATGTGCTTGCATCCTAAACGATGGCGTGCTAACAATCAAGCCACAATGAGCAAAAAAAATATCAAATTGCGGGAAGCCAAGGCATCCGGGCTAAAATTTTATGAGTCCGATGTCATATGCGGTGCCGGCCACGTTCCGCACATAAGGCGCGTTTGCACAAACGTGTGCGTTGCATGTGAACGAGCGCGCAACCGCAATCCACGCGTGATTGCATATAAAAAGGCACATTATCAAGCTAACAAAGAACGCAATCTTGCGCGGGCCAAAGAATGGTATGTGGCCAATCGAGAAAGCGCCATCAACAGAGCTTGTAAATATCAAAAAGCCAATTTGCCTAAACTAATTAAACAACGAGAAGCTAAAAAGCGCGAAAAGGCCAAAACTGATCCGCGCATTACTTTGCGGGCTAGAATAAAGGCCCAATTGCAAAAATCATTGCGTAATATAGGTGCGGAAAAAAGAGGTAGGTCAAGTTTGACTATTATAGGTTGCACATTGGAACAGTTAAAAAGCCATTTAGAGCGTCAGTTTGTGCGCGGCATGACATGGGACAATCGCAGCCTTTGGCATATTGACCACATTATCCCTCTTGCATCTGCGGAAACTGAGAAAGATGTTTTGAGGCTTTCACACTTTACGAACCTTCGTCCAATGTGGGCTATGGATAACATAAAAAAGAGCGACAATAGGGAGTTGCTGTTGTGACTGATGAAATTGCAATGATGCGCGCGGCGATGAGAGATATGAATATTAAAGCATTAGCGCGAAAAACCGGCTTAAGCCCGCACACTTTGTATCGTTTTATGCAAGGTAATCACACGTCAAATGTTGGAACAATTGCCGCGTTAAAAGCCTATTTTCAATCTGTGCAGCTTAAGGGTGTGGCAGCGTGAGTGATCTTACCAAAATCCTAGATGGCCCGTGGTCGCCACCAGCAGCGCCGCAGTTTGACCCGCCAGAGGTGCAGCTTGCCGCCGCGATGGAACAGGCGGGCATCAGGCCGCCGGCTAACATTAAACTTGATGGCAAACTGCACCGCTTTGACAGCTACACCAAAGGCAAGCCAGGCCATGACACATCGGGCTGGTATTGCGTGTTTCCCGATGGCGTTCCGGCTGGGCGGTTTGGGTGCTGGCGGGCGGCCATAGATAACACATTCCGCGCAGACATTGGCCGTGAGTTGACGATCCCAGAGCGCATGGCAGAGGCCAAACGGCTGGCTGAAGCCGTCAAGGCGCGCGATGCTGCCAAGGCCAAAATTCAGGAGGCCGTTGCAGACGTGGCGGAAACCATTTGGGCAAGCCTTGCCGGTGCGCCTGATTGGCATCCGTATCTGGTGCGAAAAGGTGTCAGCCCTAACGGCGCACGGGTGACAGGTGACGGGCGGCTTGCCTTGCCTATGTATGACCCAGCCGGGCATTTGGTTAGTCTGCAATATATCGACGGCGATGGCGGCAAACTTTATCACGCCAGCGGGCGGGCCACTGAGGCGCAATGGATCGTCGGTGATGACAACGGCGGCACCATATACGTTGCAGAGGGCTTTGCCACCGCAGCCACCATCACAGAGGAAACCGGCCAGGCTTGCGCCATTGCCTATTCGGCGTCCAACCTGCCAGCCGTGGCAAAGGCACTGCGGGAAAAGCGCGGCAGCTTGGCCGACATCGTGGTCGTCGCGGATCATGACAAAGGCGGGATCGGATTTAAATATGCCGATCAAGCCGCCGCTAAGTATGGCGTCAGGGTTGTGCGGGTTCCAATTGAAGGCATGGATGCCAACGATTATAAGGCGGGCGGCCATGATCTGATGGCCCTGTTAAGCCCGGCAGTTGATAGCGGCTGGCTGGTGCCGGCTGACACATTCTGCACGGAACCCGCGCCGA